TACTATAAATTAATGATTCATTCACTATATAAGGATAATACACTATGAATAATTTAAGCGATGAATTTTTAGAATGGCTTGATCAATGCCCTAATCAATGGTTACGAATTGAAGATTCAGAGGGTTCTGTTACATATATGTTTTATAAAGAGGATATAACACTATGAAAGTACAATCTTACAATATAACCTTAAACTGGAATGATTATCACTTTAGCAAGCTTTATAGCGATGATCTACCCATTAATGTAAAAAACTTATTAAACCAGTTTATCAATGAAATTGAAATTTATTACAATGAAAGGGCAATTAATGATTAATACAATGCAAGGCTTAAAAGAATATATCAAAGCTTTAGAATCTCATGACTGGTTTTATAATTATAGTGATGATCATCAAGCTTATATGACTGGATCAAGCGAAAAGGATACTTTACGTAAACTTGCTATGATATACGATCATGAATTTCAAATATGGGATTCAATAGCCCCGCAGCAATATAAGAAAGGGGCTTATTAATGTTTACTGTCGATAATGTAAAAAAGATCAATGATTATACGATTGAATTTTTATGTAATGAATTGGATCGCTTAATAACCCTTGATTCTAAAAACATGCAAAACTTGTACTTAATAGCTGTCTTATCTAATAACATTACAAAAAGGGTAGAAAATCATGCAAAACATTAAAAAACTTATAACAGCAATAAACAGCATTGACAATCCAAAAAGGCTTGAAATTATCACGATAACCGATAAAAGCATTGATGATCAATTTTTATACGATGATGAGCTAGCGGACTATAATTCTATGCTAGCTAGTAAGCATGGGGACTTTTCATCAATCAATATTGAGGATCAATAAAAATGACTATTCTTAAAAACTTTATTTTATTGGCTTTTTGCTTTATATCGTTTTATTGCTGGATTCTTTTATTCTTAATTATAGGGGCTTAAAATGATCAATCAAAACTTTGATAGCGGATACAATGCAGGGCTGAATGTTTTAGAAGAATTATCATTAATAAATGAAAATCCAGATCATGAGCAGCTAGCAGGCTTATTATCATCAATAATGAATTGTATTTATTATTATGCCCCTAGCGAAAAGGCAGCCAGTCAATTAGTACAATTTGCCGTTGATTTTGCTATTGATGAAAATGCCAAAATAGGCATGATTTTACCGAAAGGGCATTAATTATGTATATTATTGATTTTCAATCCAGAAAAATAGCCCGCTTTGATAATAAAGGCTTAATGCTATTTATGAATGAATTATTCAAATATAAGGATATAGGTTTAATCAATCAACGTTATTTTTTAGTCAATAATAAAAAACTAGCTAATAAAATAATAAAAGGGGCTTTGAATGGTAAGCCTATATAAATATATCTTAAAGCCTTTAAGCAATTGAAGGCTTTAGGGCTATATTTTAGCCTTTATACAATTACAATTATAAAAAAGGGTTTAATCTATGAAATTATTATCTATTAATCAGGATGCAAAAACTATTAAGGGGCTTAATAAGGGTTATCTTACTGGCATTATGTATTTAGCCCCATATACTTTAGGCGGTAAAAATATTTGCCCATTTGCTAAAGCGGCAGGATGTATAAATGCATGTTTAAACACTGCAGGCAGGGGCATTTTTAATAATGTACAAAATGCACGTTTAAACCGTACAAAATTATTTCATAATGACATTAATGCATTTATGAATAAATTAGCCGTTGAAATACATGCTTTAAAAAAGATAGCTATTAAAAATAATTTAATACCAGTAATAAGGCTTAACGGTTTAAGTGATATTGAATTTGAAAATATCCGCTTTAATTATGAATTTATGGGTAAACAATTAAACAATGTCACAATTTTTGAGATTTTTAGCGATCTACAGTTTTATGACTATACGAAAAGCCCTTATCGTGACAGTTTACCAAAAAATTATGATCTTACTTTTAGCTATTCAAATAAACCAGAATTTAAAAAGTTTAATGAGATAGCAATTAAAAAAAGCATGAGATTAGCGGCTGTCTTTTCAGATCAAAATTTACCCGCTTATTTTATGGGCTTACCAGTACTTAATGGGGATGAATCGGATTTAACTTTTTTAGCCCCTAAAAATACTATTTTAGGCTTATATGCAAAGGGCAAGGCTAAAAAAGATGTAAGCGGCTTTATTATAAAAACTATCCCTATTCTAGCTATTTAATGGGGTTAAAATCAATTTTAAGGGGCTTTTTAGCCCCTTTTATAATCTTTTAAGGGGTTATTATCAATCAATTATCTATACAACGTAAAAACTTATCGCAGCATATATTATTAAATAAGATTTTTAGCGGATTGAATGCACGTTATTATTTAAAAGGTTATGATTTTATTTTATATGAATCAAATATAAATTTTTTAGATAATCATAGAGCTTTAATGAATAGGGGCTTTTTTAGATTCAATCCTGCAAAATATACTAATTACATTAAGCTTGATTTTAAGAATTATCAAAAACAATTAAGCGGCTATCCGTTAATAATCATTGATAATTTTTATAATCAATTAAGCCCTATATATAAAATTAATATAGGCAGCTTTGATCATCCATATTATGTTAGAGAATGAGAATCATTCTCATTTGGATTTTACCCATATATATTATTTGGCAATTTACTTCTATTTTTTGCTCCAAATTCCACCGATGAATTTACTTCTATTTTTTGCTCCAAATTCTATCGATGAATTTTTATTTCTTTTTTGATTTGCCTGCTTCGCTTAATGCAATAGCCACAGCTTGCTTTTGTGATTTAACTACTGGACCCTTTTTAGAGCCAGAATGTAATTTACCAGCACCATATTCTTTCATTACTTTACCGATTTTCTTTGTAGCTGCAGATTTTTTCATATTTGGTCCAATAAAAAAGCCCTATATTTCAAGGGCTTAAATGTATTACGGAGAGTATGGGCGAGACTATCCCAACAGCAGAATTATAGCATAACTAATATACGTTTGTCAAGCGACTATACGCCTTGAAGCTATAGATAGCAGGTTATCAAAGGCAAGCCCTAACTGGTACTCATAGTCATCATACTTAACAGTCTTAAGGTATCTAGCATACACTGCATCTTTTTGGTCTCTAGGTAAATTACTGATTATGACATCAATAGTTCTAACATTAGTCATATCCATAGCAGATACCATGTCTTCAAAGGCTTCGCTGGTAGATTCACCACCACTAATCATGCCTAGAGACTTACTTGGATAGCCTAGTTTGTGACTAGGTGAGTGCATCCATAAAGCCCAGTCATCAAGTATTTGCTTAAGTCTGTCTATGTGCATCTATTCCTCGCTTGAGTTAATGTAAATACTTTTAATCCTATCGCTAAAGTCTGGCATAGGATGATATATTTCTTGCAGCAATGAAGGTTTAACTTTAGAGAACAAAAGAAATCTTCCTTCTTTGTTAATATTAATTAATTTTTCTGCATGCATGTTATATAACACACCCATTAATTTTCTTGATTCAGTTTTTAAAGCATTGGCTATCTGTGGGATAGTTAATTCATTGTCGCTAATAACTTCTAGAATATGAATGCGAAACTTTTCTAAATTAACTGATTGACCGTGTACTTCGTATTGCCTTCTATGTGGTTTCATGATACATCCATTACTTTACATTCCCATTTTCTACCAGTTTTAATCCATCCATGGATGTGTATTTTCATACCACTTTTACGAACCATTCCTACATGTTCACTATCTGCAATTTTATTAGCTCTTGCTGACATGTTGCTAGCAGTAGTAGTTTGCACTGCAAGTATCTCACCTTCTTTGACTGCAAGTAGATCTATGAAACCAAACATATCTTGTCTAATTTTAGCGAAAGCATTCCATCGTTCTGTAATTGCTACTAGGTATCCATCTGCTCTTAACTTCTTAAGACTTAACTGCGTTGGGCTTGTCGCCATCAAATTGACTTTCGTTAGGTTTAGATACACCATTTAGGAAACGCTTTTCTACTTCAAACAATTGATTATGTTCTTTAATAGTTTCTTTTAAATTTTGAAAATTGTATTTTTTATTACCAAATATTTTATTCCAATTGTCTTCTGCTTCTTGTTCAGAAATTAACAATGGTCTTCTTGTAGAGCCTTTACCCAATTTTAATTAACCCCTTATCAAATAACAATCCTATAGTTTTGCGATGAGCAGATTCCCATGCCTCTACCTTATCTTCTCTGCTTAACTCTTTATGATTATCTATCATATCATGGCATTGGTAACAAAGGCTAGCGATACGATAGTCATGTGCTTTAATGCCTGTACCTTTGCCATCACGTTGTTGATTAGAATGAGAAGCACATACTGTACCGTCTTGCCTACCACACATAGCACAAGGAAACTCACGTACTGCTTCTAATAGTTTTTTACTTCTATAATTACTCACAGTTCCCAACTCCATCCTAAACCAGCAGCCCATCGTTCACAGTTCTCTTGATAGTCAGTCATTTCTTTAGTGGTAAGTTTTGTTGTTGACTTAACTAACTCAACGGCATTACCAGCAATTTCTGTTTGATAACGAAGAAACTTATAACCCAGTAACTCATGAACAGTGCTAGGGTCTTCACCAATGTAATTAGCAATTGACCCATATAGCGACCACAGACGTTCATTCTGTTCTAATGACCTCACAACTTTTTCCTCGCTAATATTCACACGCCATCTTTTAGTTAAATCAAGTGCTTTAATCTTTACCAACAAATTGTCGTAATTGTATTTCGTCAAAACGAACCGAATCATATTTATCACTCCATTTTTTTGTTTGTTTAAATACAACGCCATCTTTTGTGGTAACTTTATATTCTATATCATCACCATATAATTTTTTACATTCTTTTATAAAATCATTTATGGTCATCGTGGTGACTCCTTGTACTTTAAACCTTTAGGGTCAAACCAAAAACTAAACTTACCTTCAAACTGATAGTTACGTTGCTTCTGTACAAAAACCATAGCATCTGGAATCTTCTTTAATTCATCTTCTGTCTTCTCGTTGTTCTCTACTTCACGTTCTTTGTTTCTGTTACGCCAAACGCAAATGATGTTATCGCATAAGTTTCGGATGTGTGATGAACCAAGAATGTGAGTAGCATCTGGAATCTCTGATTCATCTGCCATCTTTTTTGTATGTGCCACCAAGAATACATGAATTTCTAAATCTCTACAAGTGACAGCAAGCCTATCTATAAACAACTTTTGCTTCTCATAATTATCTTCTGAAATATCTGACATCTTCATCAGCGAGTCAATCACAAATACTTCTACACCTAAAATGTGTTTGCCCCAATACAATGTAGCTATCATGTCTTCACTAGATGTTGAACCCATCTGGTCATAGATATATAATTTATCTTTTGCACGTTCACAAAATTTAGTTATAAATTCATCTGTCGGTTCTGGTGAACCTAAAATCTGTGTCACCATACGAGCCAATGTCAACACAGGTCTCATTTCTAAACTTGATACAAGGCATTTAGTTCCTTGTGCCATAAGAGACAATATAACTTGTGATAACCACATAGACTTACCATGACCAGACACTCCTGTCAACACAGTCAACTCACTTGGTCTTACCCTAAACGCATCTTCCGTTTTAATGAAGCCCAATGTTTTGCCGCTATGTATTTCAGTATTAAAATATCGCAAGACATCGTCAGTAAACACAGACGTATCCTTAACTTTAAATTCTGCATGAGCATATTCCTTTTGTTGATAGTAATCAGTAATGACAGACTGATTAACTGTTAATGACTCCATAGCATCACCTAGGTTCATAGTGCGTTATCCCATACATTTCGTTTAGGTGCGTTATCATCTTCCCATCTTTCTTGGTTGATGTACGTTAATGGTGCTGGATTAAATCCTTCTTTCCATGACTTACTTTGCTTCATACTTTTTACATGAGAAATAATCTTATCTGCAATCTTATCCAAACCATTTCTTTGCCATTTAGTTTCACATGGCTTTCTACCTACTTTTCTATTAGCTGGATATTCTTTCCAGAAATCATTAAATCTACTAGACAACGATATATCTGTCTCTCTCTCTGTCTCTGTAACCCCACTTTGCTTGCATGATGCTAGCATGATGCTATCATTCTCAATAAGCCATTGATTTAATACAGATAAATGTTTGTTCAATTCATCTTCTGACATTTGCAAGCGAAATGCTAGCGTTCTGCTATCTGGTAAATTTCCATCAACATCTTCTGATGCAATTAACCAAATATTTATTAAAACCCATGAACTTTTACTATCCTTTAAAGCAAACCAATCTGGATTCTTTAACAAATCATTATGTACTTTAATCCAAGGTGGACATCTATTATTGTAATGCTGAAATTTTTTCCAGTTCCTAGGCATCATTAGTAATACCTCCAGATTGTTTGGCAAGAATATCTTTTATCTGATATGCACGCAACTCTGGAATAGGTTTATCTAAATGTTTAGACCAATGCTGCACAGCTTGTCTTGTTAAGCCTAATGCTTTTGCCATTTGGTACTTTGTTTTGAAATATGAAACAGCCTCTTGATACATCATTTTTATCTCCTTTATTTAATGTAAAGGCATATTAACAGGTATATAAATTATAGTCAACTAATATAAAAGTCAGATAAATATCCCTATATTAAAATACTTGTTGACTTTAAAATTTACTAGGAGTATAGTGGCTGTTCTAGTTTAGGAGTAAAAACAATTGCAAAAAAAGTTTACACAAAAGTTCTATTAT